CTGTCCGATCTCTCTCCCCTGGGGCCGCCCACCCCCACAAACGGGCACTATCTGGCAGTACCCGATAGCAGCGGGCCGGATCGGCCGCGGACGGGCCTCGAACTCGACGATCCGGGCCCATTGGGCCGTGGCGTGACCCGGTAAGGCGATGAGGGACCCGCAACCCTCGTCATTCCTTGGCTCACCGGGTCATGCCACCCTCGAAACGGCCCGTACAGGGCATCCTCGTCGGTCTGTGCAGGTCACAGATGCCTAAACCCCGCCGTCCTGCCCCTTCCACCCTCGAGCGTGCGGTCATCGGCGCCGCGCGAGAGGCGGATTGGCTGAAGAAGAGCGATGACGGCGCCTACTGGCTGCTCCGCGACGTGTCCCTGGCCCTCGATGGGGTGAGAAGACAGGCAACCCTGGACGGAGTGCTTAGCATTTCACCTCGGGATCTCGCCGAGCTGGCCGGCCGCGCCTTGCAACTCCTCAGGGAGCTCGGCTTGACCCCTGCAGCACGTCATCGTATGGGTCTATGGGATGAGCAAGTCGACGATGCCTTTGCCAACGTCCTTAGCATCGCCCAGGCCAAGGCTGGGAACGGCGAGGAGTAGCCGCCGGACACGTGCCCATGAGGCAGCGGCGGTCATGGAAGTCGTCGGCCGGCCCCTCCTTCCCTGGCAGGCCTACGCCCTCGACGTCGGCCTCGAGCACGACAATGGCCGCTGGGCCTTTGCTGATGTGGCCGTGGCCGTCGCCCGCCAAAACGGCAAGACCGGCGGAGTCTTAGAGCCCCGGATCCTCGTCGGGCTGCTGCTTTGGGGTGAAGCGATCCTGCATTCCGCTCAAAATCGGGATCTCCCGCGAGAATCATTCCTTGCAATCGCCGAGGTCCTCGAATCACGCTTCCCCGGTCGGCTGGCGTCGAGGCCTCGGCGGGCCAACGGCCAGGAAACCATCCGAATGCGGAACGGTGGCTCCTACCGGATCATCGCCCCACGGCCTGATGCGCCGCGCGGTCATCACGCCGACCTGATCGTCCTCGACGAAGTACGGGAATACCGTGACACCTCCTTCGTCTCCGCCATCCTCCCCACCCAGAACACGAGCCCCAACCCGCAGGTCTGGTGGGCTTCCAACGCGGGCGACCCCGACTCGGTTGTCCTCAACCAGCTGCGCGCGAGAGGCCTCGAGGGAGACCCGTCACTGGCCTGGATGGAATGGTCAGCCGATCCGGCCCTACCCGACGACAGCCCCGAAGCATGGCAGCAGGCCAACCCGTCGCTCGGCTCGCTCATCGATGAGGAGCGGATCGCCCATCTACACGCCACTCTCACCCCCGAAGCGTTCCAGACCGAAGTACTGTGCCGATGGGTCGACATCAGCGGCACCAGAGCGGTCCCCGCACCGCTCTGGGACGCCGCCAGATCCGGGACAATGGAAGGACCGGCTGGCCCCACCCGGCCGGTCCTATCCATCGACATCGACCCCGACCGCAACGCAGTCGCCATGGTCGCCGCCTGGCAGATGAGCGACGGGCGGATCGGCACCGACCTGGTCCTCTACCGGACCGGCAACCTCGACGGTTTGGAAGCCCTGGTCGAACGGGAAATGTCAGAGCTCGGTCCTAGCCTCATCGGCTACGACCCCTGGACAACCCAGGCTCTCGCCGACCACATCACCACATCCGGTTGGACCACCCAGGCCGTGACCGGCAGAGCCTGGGTCTCCGCCTGTCAGACCCTCATCGACCTGCTCACAACCGACCGGCTCAGACATCCCGGCCGGGAAGCCCTCGACGCCCAACTGGCCCACGCCGCGCGGAGAGAAACCCGGGAAGGCCGATGGTGGATCACCCGCGGCGCCGAACCGATCCCCGCGGTCACGGCCACCGCCCGCGCGGTATACCTGGCGTCCCGACCCCGACCCGTCTACGCCATTCATTAACCGTCAACTAGAGGTTGAAGGTTGAGTTACGTGGGTGTAGTTTTCCCGACATGGGTCTTCTCGGGTGGTTCCGCGGTGATGAGACACCGCACTTGGAGACTCGCCACACCGACACCGACCCGTCTGCCTATCCCATCGAATGGCAGCTCGACGCGGTCGTCTGGCATCAGTACCACGGTCAGGTAAGTCCCGAACGGGTACCGGCTGTCTATGCCGCCATCGATCTGATCTCGGCATCCGTCGCTCAGTTGGAGACGGTTGAGACCACGCCGTTGTCTCGACAGCCGGACCCGTTCGACACCCGCTTCAACTTCTTCTTCGAAACCGTCCAATCGTTGTGCTGGCATGGCGACGCCTTCTGGCTGCTCACCCCCACCGACCGGGGTATCGATTCGATGCAGGTCCTCGACCCGGCCGACGTGGACGTCGAATGGGACGACCAGTTCCGTCGACGCCTCCGCTCCTACCGGTGGAAAACCGAAGAGGTCGCCCGGTCGCGGATCTCTCATCTCCGGTTCCATCCCCGCGCCGGCCAGCTCGAAGGCCTCTCACCGATAGAAGCGGCGCGGATGACCTGGGAGGGTGCCGCCTACTCCGAAGAGTACGGGTCATCCCTGTTCGGAGCCTCCGGGGTGCCTTCCGGGGTGCTCACCGCTCCCACCGCACTCTCCAAAGAGGAAGCCGACGAGCTCAAATCCCAATGGAACACCGCGCGCAGCGGAGGCCGTAACACCGCGGTCCTGTCCGGTGGGATGGCCTACCAGCCGGTCGAGCTCAGCCCCGCGGACATCGGATGGTTAGAGACCAGAGCTTCCAACGCCCAGGAGGTCGCCCGGATCTTCCACATACCCGGCGACCTTCTCGAAATCGCCATCCAGGGTGGCTCTGGGTCGATCACCTACAAGAACCTGGCCGAAGTCGGCGCCGACTTCGTCCAATACTGTCTCAGCCCCTACATCACCATTATCGAACAAGCCTGGGCTGCTCTCTCCGGCCAGCCGGCCCTCACCTTCGACACCAGCCCCCTCTACCGCGAATCACTCGAAACCCGGGCCCGGACCTTGCAGATGCTTGTCGCTGCCGGTGTCGACCCTGATAGCGCCGCTGAGCAGACCGGCTTTTCCGACCTTCCCATGACCAGCCCGGTACAGGAGGTAGCACCCGTATGAGAACCTTCGAATTGAGCCTGCCCCTCGAGATCCGCGCCGAAGCAGAGGGCGATGGTCGGACCCTCGAGGGGCGGATCGTCCCCTACGGAGAGACCATCCTCCGGGCCGACTTCTCAGAGCGGTTCGAGCCGGGTGTGTTCTCCGAGGTGGAGCCCAGTGATGTCGTCCTGTTATGGCAGCACGACGTGACCGCGCCCATCGGCCGGATGACCGACCTCCGAGAGGAGGAGGACGGCGCCTATGGCACCTTCCGGCTGGCCGATACCGACCGGGGCCGCGAGATCCGCTCCCTCATCGATGACGGGATCATCCGTGGGCTGTCAATCGGCTTCGAGATGGCCAAAGTTCGCATGGTCGACGGTGTCCGACACCACATACAGGCCAGGCTCAGAGAGACGAGCCTGGTCACCTTCCCGGCATACCCCACCGCGGGCGTGCTGGCCGTCCGCGAGGAGGAAAGAATGGACGAACCCGAAGTGATGGTCGAAGAGACCGTCCCCGAGCCCGCCAGCCTCGACCTGGCGCCCATCGAGTCACGACTCGACGACCAGGCGATCCAGCTCCGCGAGGTCCGCAACCAGATCGCCAACATCGTCACCCCCGGAGCACCTGCCGAACCGGCCATGACCCTCCGCCAGGCCTTTGCCGAGCTGGTCGTCATGGTCGCCAAGAAGCCGACCGAGGAGAGGGCCCTGGCCGATGTGATCGGCACCGCACCCGGTAACGCCTCCGGTCTGGTCCCTGTCTCCTATGTGAGCGAGATCCTCGGAGTGCTCGCTCCGCTCCGCCCGCTCTTCTCGGCGGCAGGGTCGGTCGCCTTTCCCGCCTCCGGGTATGGCATCCAGTTCCCCAGGATCACCCAGCACACCCAGGTGGCGAAACGGTCCGGGGAGAAGACCGAAGTCGCCTCGAGGGAGCTGACCGTCGAAGCCGGCCTCTACACGATGGAATGGTTCGCCGGCGCGGTCGATGTCAGCCTCGAGCTGATCCGCCAGTCGAGCCCGTCCGCGGTCGATGTGATCGTCTCCGACCTGCTCGACCAGTACGCCATCGTGACCGAAACCGAATTCGCCACCGACTCGGTGATCGCGGCCACGGTGGGTGGGGCGGTCCTCGACTTCACCGACTGGGGCAACTTCGTCGCCGGAGTGGTTACCACATCGGGTGAGATCCTCACCGCTACCGGACAGCCCGGCAACATGCTGGGTCTGACGTCGGCGTCATGGCTGGCCCTGGTCCAATTGTTGAACCCGAGTCAACCGTCCGTTTCGTTCGGCGCCGGCCCCGACTTCACCGCCGAAGCGGTCAGCTTCGCCGGGATCACCGCCTTCCACGCTCCTGCATTGACTGCCGACCTCCAGTTCAACCAGAAGTCGCTGCGGAACTCGGAGAGCCCACCGGACACGGTCACCGCCAACAACGTGGCCCTGATGGGCCAGGACATCGGCATTCTCGGCGCCACCATCTCCCTGCCCCTCTATCCGGCAGGGATCATCAAGCACACCGCCACCTGAGGAGGAGCGATGACAGAAAGAGACCCGGCCCCCGAGCCCGACGAGATCCAGCCCGAGCCCGAACCGCATCCGGAAGAGGATGAGAACGACGATGGCGACGAGGAGGTAGAAGGCGCTCAGCCATGACCCTTCCTGATCCCACCGCGGGCCAGACGGAACGTATACGTTCGGCGCTGATCCAAAAGGCGGCCCGGTTCCTGATCCTCCCTACCGGCCCGCTCGGCTTCTACGGGGAAATGTCCGAATGGGGTACCCCGACCGCCAAACCGGACTATCAGATCGCCGAGCTGCTCTACGGGCTGCATTATGCGATCGCGGAGGTCGAGGATCTGGCCGGCCTGGTCACGACTGATGAGGTGATCCGCAACGGACTCCAGGCTGATCCCTCATCCTTCCCCGCGGAGCGGCTGCCTGATGTGCAGCGGGCTATCGACGCTGCTGCCGACTGGATCAGAACCGAACTCTGGGCGGCCTGGGGGGTGGCATGAATGCCCTCGCGCGCCGACATGAAGGAAGCCCTGAAAACCGAGTTCGGCGGGGACATTCTCTTCGTCGCGGCGGTCCCTTCCACCTTCTCTCCTCCGCAGGTGATCGTCATGCCGGGAGACAACTGGCTGGAACCGGACACCCACGGGACGGTGGTGGAACGGTGGGAGGTCTGGGTGATCGTCTCGATCAAAGAGCCCGAAGCGGGGATCGACCAGGCGGCGCTGCTCAACCTGCGGATCCAGCAGGCCTGCTATTCGGTGGGTGCCCATTGGGAGCTGGTACGCCAGCCGCGGGTACCCCGCAACCAGCAAGGCCAGATGGTGGCCGCCCGCAATCTGATCCGTTTCAAATACACCGCGTAAGGAGGTAACCCATGGCATTGCCCATTTTCATTCCCGGCTACGAGGCGACCATCACCCTCAACGCCGACGACTTCTCCACGGTCGGATCGGTGATCAGCCTGGAACAGTCGAAGAACATCATGACCAAACCGGTGTTCGGTTCGTCGTTCGCCTACTCGCTGGGCGGTCAGAAGACGGGGACGATCAGTGCCTCCGGCCATATCTCAGTGGAGAAGCTGCCCGACCTGCAGGCCGCTTTCGACGCTTCCCAGCCGATCGCCTTCACCATCCAGATCGGTGATGCAGCCGGCGCCACCGACGCCGGGGTGTACTCGGGGAACTGCACCATCACCTCACTGACCACCGAATCAGCGGCGGACGGTGAATGGGACTGGTCACTGGAGGCGACAACTGCCGGCGAGATCACCTATGCGCCTGGTACCCCCTGAGTGAGATGGGCAGCCCTGAAATCATTGTGGAAGGGGCCGATCAGCTAGCCCGCAATCTGACCGGACTCGCCCGGGACCTCGACCAGATCACCACACGGATAGGCGACGAGCTCGCCCAGCCCATCGCCGCCCGGGCCCGCGCCCGCGCTCCACGTCGTAGCGGACGCCTCGCCGATTCGATCATGGTCACCGCCGGCCCCGAAGACGCCCTGATAGAAGCCGGAGAAGGACTGCCCTACGCGGTGGTCGTCCACTACGGCGGCTACCCGGGCAGCTACAGAGGCCAACCGTTCCTCACCGACGCCCTCGCCGACGCCGGCGATGTACCCGCCGACTATGAGCGTGCCCTCCTCGACGCCATCGACGCTGACTGGGTCGACAGCTAATGG